CAACACTTATTTGGTGCTCGTCTGTGTAGTAACCTAGGCTATGAGTAACATTTATTTTTCTAGGCTGGTTATTGTTATCTGTCCAAAATAATAAATCTTCTAAAAGATTTATATTTAAAATTGGAAAATTTGTGTTAAAATTTAAAAAGCCGCCTTCTGCTAATATAGTCCACCCATCAGTATTTATATTGTGGTACCGTATTGAATGATTATTAGCATTATCGGTAAAAAATGCGTATATTCTATTTTTAGTAGTATCCATTAAATACCCAATAATAAAAGAATTAGCAGGTCTTGTTAAGCTATCAAGTATTTCATTGCCTTTAATATTTTGCAAAGTACCTACACTGTCTTCTTCAGATTTACCAACAAGTACATTCTGAGCAGTTCTATATTCACCATTAGGCAATAACCTGTCATCCAGGTCTTGATTCATTTTTGCCTTTAGGAAAGTATTTTTAGCTTCTGGCATTAGTGTTTAATTATTTTAGATTTATTTCTAAATACCTGTGTAATTTCTTCTATCTTAATATTAGATATTCTAAGCTTAGCGTTTCTAAGTTTTGCGCGCTTTTCTTTTTTAAAACGATTAATTATATATTCTGGAATAGTTGGGCGTACAGCGGCTATTGCATAAGCTATATATGCATAAAAAGCCTCTTCGGCTAGTTTAGGGATTTTAGTGTCTTCTGTATATGCAAGCCCATCGGATATGTATTCTAGTATAATAACTTTGTCTACTAAATTGCTTGAAAAAGAAAATTTGCCCTCGCTGTCATCTATTGTAAACCAACCGTTGATCTGTGTAGATTCAGGTGTGAGTCCAAATCGCTGCCCGTATGTAGTTTTATAATCAGGAGCTATATAAGTATCAGCATCTTCAAAGAAAGGGTCATAAACACCTGTTATTTTCTTTGTATCAGCTTCTGCCCAGCGCTCCTCTGTAATTGAAGTTCCTGTTATGTTTTCCCCAGTATTATCTTGCGTAGGTATACCATCACCGTCTTGTAATGGTATTTCGCTTGGATTACTAGTAAGCCTAGTTGGTTGAATAATATGTTTTACACCTAAGCTATCAACCCAAGAAAGTTTTACGTAATTTACGTAATCTTGAGGCATAGCTAATGTTAAATTATTAGGCACAGTAAGCTCTTGCGATTTTATACTTTTTAAAGTATCGTAGCTAAACTCTTGCATCGCACGCTTAGCGTGAAACACTACATCAGTTCGTTTTACAGCAGGAAATATTTTATCATCGCCTACATAGCTAATTAAAAAGTTATTAATAACATCATTCATTGATGTATACTTATAGCTGCCGTAATCGTTTCCGTCGTAATATTGTTCGTTAGTTTGGGTTATTAACCCGCCGTTCGGTATAGCCATTTATTAACTTTTTTCGTTTGCTTGTTCTTGTTGTATTTGACTTGCTGCAATTTGTACTACTTGAGGATCTTTAACAACAACACCTGCGTAAAGTAATATTCGTATAACAAGCGAAGTTTGCTCTATTGCGTCTAATTCAAAGTTTACGCTAGTATTATAATTATATACATATGCTTGCGTAGTAGTATTTACAGTAAAATCCCATTTAGGTGCAATAGGCTTTCTAATAAAGCTTGCAATTACATCAGAAGCAATACTTGTAGGCCGAATAAATAATTTATTATTTTCATATACATATACCGGCGTATTTTTATCAGGTTTGCTGTAACTTGAATTATTTAACTTTAATAATTTAATCCTATCAACTTCTTCTATCTGTATTACGCTTTCTTCAGGCGTAGGGTTGTTATATATAACTGTGCCTAATTTATAAAAATTATTTTTAAATACATTTATTTGTAAAGTTTCACCAGGCGTAGGAATTGCTGTTAGCTGAATGCTTGTGCCATCTGTAGATATAATATAATCAGTAATATTAGTTAATATATTACCGTCTAAAAATACATTTATTGTGCCATCTTTAACATCCTGAGGTGGTATCGTTAAAGCGTAAACTTGATCAGTAGTGGTTGTTATACTTTGACTGCTAACAAAAGTGTTACTTTGGGGTGGTAAAAAAAATTGTGATGAAGGGCCGCTTGCTCCTACAAACGTCAAAGCTGTTGGTGTTTGTTTAAAGTATTCAAGTTTTTCTTCTAAACCTCTTACCCTGTTGGCGTATTCGCTGTCGTTTTCAGGTGCGCGTAGTTGTTGATTTAATTCTTCAAAATATGAATTAAATATTTCAAACTGCGCCTGTTCACCTATTTTATTAAATTCTTCAGGTGTCAAGTAGCCGCGCTGCTCCTTGTTCATTACCAACAAGACAGTTCTGTATACGGTATCTACGTTTATTGACATTATTTATTTTTTAAAAATTAGTAAATACTAATCTTGATTTAGCTTTTTCTAGCTTATCTGTTTTTTCTATAAGTAATCTTTGCAACACATTTGGATTTGTGTTTTCTCTATTAGCAAGAACGGCATAGATCATGCATGCATACATTGCTTCTTCCGCTAGTTTTGGAATTGCCGCTGTTTCGTCTGTAGTAAGTGCGTTTGATAAATAATCAAATTCTAAAGTGGCAGTTGCATCGGCAACATTAAATAATATGGTTTTATTTACATAGTTAGGATAATATTCTCCTTCAGCAGGTGTGCTATCCGTAGACTCTGTTGCTTCTGCGTCATCTATTGTAACTTTTATTATAGCAACTAAATCACTCGGAAAACTATATGTAGCAGGGTTGATTGGTACAGTAGTTATATCTGTCATCTGGCTTTTTAGAGTTTCGTAAGCAAACTCTTGTAAACATCTTCTAGCATGAAATACAACCTCAGTTCTTTTGCTATCTGGAATTATTTTTCCAGGTCCAGTATATGATATTAAAAAGTTGTTTACAATATCATTAATTGATATAAACGCATCGCTTAAATTTGCCATTTCTTATTATTTTTGGTTATCTACCGTTATTTGTTGTTCTTTTTGTGCGGCTATAGACAATGCTAATTGATCTCTAGTCATTACCCCTGCATACCCTAATATTTTATCTATTAATAAAGGCTGATCAGATTGATGAATTTCAAAATTTGTTGACTTTACTTCATTATAAATATAATTACCCAAATTAGGCTCAATATCAAATCCCCAAATCGGATCTTCTGGAAATGCTAAATAATTAATTTGTAAGTTATAAGAATCGGGCGCGGGGGGTAACACACTTGGGATAATACTTGTTGGATATAACTGTATAATATTATTTTCGTAAGTATAAACAGGATAATGTTTTGTAGGCTCAGTAAGTGGAGATTGGTTAACAGTATAAACATCCTGTTTTTGTATTCTTTGCGCTTCTCTGCCGGCTGTAGTTGGCGTTTCAAAGTAAACAACAGAGCCTAGCTCTTGAACATTAGTTAATGTAATTTGAGTATTAGCATCAGTATTTTTATTTGTTGTTCTTTTAAATAAAGATATTTTTTCATCTAATAAAGCAAATCTATCCGCATAAGCTAATGTAGTTTGAGGAAGTCTTAATAACTGATTTAAATCATCAAAATATTGATTATATATTTCTTGCTGTGATTGAGTAGCAATTTTATTAAACTCAGTAGGTGTAAGCACACCTCTTTTTTCTTGTTGCAAAACAACCAGTACACTTTTGTATACGTCGTTTATATTTATAGCCATTTGTTATTTATTTGTTTTTAATAAAGAGCGATAACATAACGCTACCGCTCTAAATTAATATTACGCGTTATGCAAACTTTTTCTCAATTGACTTATATACTTCCACGCCTTCATCTGTTTGCAAATATGCAGCAAATGCCGAGTATGGGTTTTCGTCAAATGGAACGGTCATAAGTTTTTTACCGTTGCTTGCCCAGCTAAATATGCGCTGGTCTTGTGATAAATTAACAACTCCTAGTTCTTTTGCTCTAATAGCAAAATTACGGAGCTGAATATTTTCATCATTTGCAAGATCTATAAACAATCTTGGATTACGTTTTGCAAATAATAATAAATCACGTTTTAATTCTTTTGAGCTCATATTAGAAACCCCACTGCCAATTTCAACACGAACAATAGCTTCTGCCATATCAATGTCCATAGTTGTAGCTAAATTAAGTGCTTCTAATTCTAGTTCAATACTTTCAACCTGATCAACAGCTTCGGCAATATCATCTTGCTCGCTATATATCCTGTTTAATCCGGGATGATAAATTGATAATAGTTTTTGTAATGCTTGGTATTGCTTAGGAACAAATAAATGTCCGTCCTTAAACATAATATGCCCAAGTGTTGCTTCGCCTTTTTGCTCATCTTTTAAAGGTGAATTTTGATTAGTAGCATATCTAAGTTCTCTTTGCTCGTTTTTTTCTGGATCAAACCAAAGTAAACTACGTTTCCTACTGTGTCTTGATGGAATTGTAAATGTTAAAGGTTGCTTACCTATTAAATAGTAATGCCTATCTTTAATTTCCCATTGTGGTTTTTTAGGCTCTTCTTTTTTAGCCTTAGTCTTTTTTTGAGGCGCAACCTCAATAATTTCTTCTGCTTGACTTTCTTTCGCCATGATATAATAAAATAAAAATGTTAATAAAAATAATAACTACCCCCATCAATAAGACGAGGGTAATTATTAAAAAGTGATTATACTGATTTCAACAATACAAAGTTGTTGGCTCCTTGAACACACAAACATCTTTCAGATAAGAAGTGTACGTTCATTTCGTCAACGTCGCTTGTATATGCTCCACCAACAGAACCAGTGATCCAAGTTTTCATACGACGATCATCAGCCTCAGAAGCACGGTAACGTACGTGAAGGAATGGACGACGAATGTTAGTACCAAGGATTTGGTCATATACAGTTGATGTACCAGCTGGAACAAGCACTCCGTCAATTGCGTCACCTTCGGGGTTTTGTCCTCCAGCAAAGCTTGAGTCAGCACCACGAGTAGAAGCATCGTTTAGATATTTCCAGTCAGTTTTGTAAAAATCATAAGAACCTCTACGGAATCCTGTAAATCCAAGATTCAATGCCATTTCTTGTGAGTTTTCAAATACACCATATGCAGAACCTGAACCAGTGCTTCCACCGTCAAGACCCGCTAGCATATCATCAAACGCAAGGTTTGTAGCTCTATCTAAGAAAAGCATGTTTTCTTCAATAGCACCCTGGCCATCTAGGTTTTTAAGAATTGTATCGAATGAATCAAGGTCAGCTGGGAAAGCTCCATATACGTTACCACGTTTAGTAATAGCCGCAAATAAACCTTCAGTACCTTTAGCGTTTTTGCTATTTGCAGAAATACCCGCTAATGTATCGTCAACTTTTTCAGACTCAACCATTGCCATTTCAAGATAATCTTGATAGCGTAGACGAGTTTCTGATTCAGCTTTCAAATACCATAGGTATCCAGATGTTCCATCTTCAGTAGCAACTTCTACCCAACCAATCTGAGCTGTGTCAGATCCGTTAATTCCGTATTTATCTTTAATGATAATAGGTGAGTTAGAAAATTGTGTGAAAGAAGGCTCAACAGATCCTTGCATTCCGGCAGTTCCTTTTCCAAATTCAGAACCAAATACAAATACTTTAAGTCCTGCAGAGGCTGCAGTTGTTCCGTCCCAAGCAGCAGCTCCAAAAGGGTGCGCTTTTATAGTAGTATCTGTAATAGCTCCTTTTACAATTGCTTTATACTCAGTTCCAGTTGCTGGATCTAAAATAACGATTAAAGCATTTTCGCGAATTGCGTGTGGTTTTCCAGCTCCTACAGAACCATCACTATCTTGGATAGTAAGTTCAGCGCTGTCAGTAGCTGTAAGTGTACATGCATCGTAAGAAATGTGTAAGCGGTTTTGCTCACTCCATATAACTTGGTCAGAAGTCATAGGCATCTCAGCGCCAACCATATTTAAAAAGCCAGAAAGCGTACGGTTTCCATAACGCTCTACTTCAGCTTCATAAATCTCAGGAAGGTACTGCTGAGAGAAATCATTACCAGCACCACTAGTAAAATCTAGGTAGTTTCCGCTGGTAGCTTGTTTTTGTAATGTTGGGTTAATGTCCCCAAACAATGGTGATAGTGCCATTTATTTTAATTTTTAAGTTTTCGTTTTATTTTAAGTTTCGTAGAATCAGCACCAGTAATAGCCCTAACCTTTAAACCATTAATAAATACGTCGCCGCTTTGCGTTTGCCGTGGTTCATTGCTAATGTTTTTTGACTTAGCATTTAGTTCACGTATTGCATCTGCTTTACCTTGCTCGTAAAAATGATTTATTACTCGGTCTGGATTATTAGCCACATATAAAGCTTTATGATACCCAGTTAAATCTGACACTTCTCCTTGTTCGTTCAAGAACTTCTTGACAAAGTTATTAAGGTCTGATTGGGTTTCTGCAACAGAAGAATTATCCTTTAAACCGTATCTAAACTTTTTTTCACCCAATTTGAAATCAAAACCTTTGAATTCTTGGTTAAATAAGCCTTTAGTACGATTTTGGAAATCATCTGTACGCTGCTGTATAATTTGCTGCTCCTCATTGTATCGATTGAAAAAGTCAACTGCTTTTTTCTGCTCTTGAGTTACGCCCGGTCTCAACTTGATCTCGTCGTAGTATTTATCTTTTAAGCTTTCTAAAAAACCTTTGGCTTTTGCAACTTCTTCTTTATACGCAATTTTTTTCTTGCGAATATCTTTTTCGTCATCTATATCTTCATCCCATGTAAAGTCTTCTAAAAGAAGCGATACATCTTCCGCGTCTAGATGAGGTTTGCTTTGAAGATAATATTCTCTTAAAAGCGTGTTATTGTCAACATTAGAATAGTCAGCGTTTAGCCTAACATAGTCTTCTAATGTACCACCCGTTTCATTCATAAAGTTTACAACTTTTTCAATGTTTTCAGGTAGGTTAATATTTTGTTCAACAGATTGTTGTACGGCTTCGTTAACTTGCCCTTGCAAAGTTTCAGTTTGCTCTTGTACTTCCTCTTCTGTTATTTCTTGTATTACCGGCTCTTCTTCGGTGGTCCGTACTTCTTCAGCCACTTCTTCGCTACTTGCTTCGTCTTTGGATTCTTCGATAGTAGCATTGCCCTCATCTGTTGTATCGACTTGAACGGCATCTTCTTCTTTTTTAGTAAGGTCTACCTTAATGGTATCACTCGTTTCTGGTTGTTCTTCCGGTTTTTTTGACAAATCTACTTTAATTGTTTCGGGTGTTTCTGTCAATTGTTTCATTTTGCGGGGCTTTACTTTAAATTCCCCTTCTGTTTTTACTGCTTCCGCCATGATAAAATAATATATAATTAATAAAAAATATTACTTAGGATCAAATTGCCCTAAGTCAAAACCACCTAATACATCAAATCCTGCAGATTCAAATTTCTTAGGTGCTGTGTCGTTTTTTCTTTGATCAATCAGTTCAGATGATTGACTTGCTTGTATTTTAGTTCGTTCGTCTTTACGATCTTCTTTATATGCGTCTTTTGCTTTTATAACTTCCGCTTGTGCTTCGGCTAATTGCTTATTAAAATTAAATTCTAATTCCATTAAACGCATTTTAATTTCAGCTTCGCGCTCCATTTTCCCAATTTCAAATTGAGATTTACCTTGTTCAAGTTGCAATTTACTTTCAGTAAGTGCTTGTTGCTTTTGCATTTCCGCGGTTGCTGCCGCTTCTGAGGCCTGAGCATTAGCCTGCGCTTGTGCTTGAATATTTGCTTGTTGCGCTTGTTGATCAGCCTCTTGTTTTTTCTGACGTTTAATACGTAAATACTTATTAGCTAAATTAATATTATTAATATTACGTATTTCTATAGCATCATCCAAATATATAGAGCCTGATTGTAAAGCAGCCTGTATATTCATTTCTAAACTTTGCTTTTCTTCTGCGTCTGGTTCTAGCTGTAGGTAAATACCAAAATCATGCATATGCAAATTTGATATTTCTGCCAGCGTATTTACATTAAATTCATTAATGCTTTGTATTAAGCTTTCTTCTGTAAGCGCGAATTCAAATATATCTTTTGCTTTTAGTGAAATATTTTCACATAAGCGAAGCGTAATATATGAAGCGGCTTGTAATATATGTCTTGTAGCAGTATTTGAATTTGCTGCTGCAAGTTTTTGTAATCCAACTAATGCATTTTTATCTGGCTGGCTTCCATCGCGCGCTTCATTTAACCCGGTTACATCACGTATCATTTGTAGATAATACTGATATGTATTAATAAGTGATGCAATTTTGCCTTGGCCTGAAGATGTCTGTAATTCTTGAATTGGCACTTTGCCAGGATTCATATCGCCATCTTGCGTAAATGATCTACCAACTATACTACCAGTTTGAAAATACATATTAAGCGCCTCTGCTGGATTGTAATTTGTGCCATTGCCTAAATCAACTTCTGCTAAGCCATCAACATCTACATATACACCATCTGGAACTATACGAGACATTACTTGTTGTAACTTTAAATGCGTTAGTTGTATCATATCAGCAAAACCTGTAATACGGCTAACCAATGACTCTATGCGTCCTTTATACATTCTAGGCGCGGCTAAAGTATAATTCATTTCAACTTTAGGCGAATTCGAATTAGGGCGTGTCATATTTTCTGCAAGACCCCAAGAAAGCATTTTTTCGTGACCTAATATTTTAGCTCCTGTATATAATACTTCAATTGTTCTTTCGACTCTATCAAAGTTATCATTTTCAGGCGGATTAAATGTATCAGGCTTTTCTAAAGCTTTTTCTAATCCAAACTCAGTTTTCTTAATTTTGAATACTTGCTTTTCATATGTTTTATACTCAAAATATAAAACGCTAATAGTATTGTTATCGTTTTGGCCAAAATAATTTCTTATATAATCGTTGTTGCCAGGATACTTTTGTATTTGGGCTAAATCAGATTCAGTTAAATATGGAAACTGTTTAGCTAATTCAGATAACGATATTTGTTTTACTTCACCTACATAATACAAATCATCAAAATTAGGATCTTCTGTATATGAATAAACTAAATTAGCAGGGTCAACATACTTTGTGCGCAAGCCGCTAGATCTATTATATTCTGTTTTAGCAGCGCCAATACCTAATGTAACTAAATCATAAATAAAACGCTTACGAACTTCATCGTATTTATTTTTGTCTAATGTATTATTTATAAGTTCTTCTAATGCTATTTCTACAGACTCTTTGTAGTTAAGCTGCATGTAAACTTCAAACTCTTCTTTATCTTTGGGAAGTGCACTAGGGTCCGGCACAGAAAAAAAGTTCATTCCTGTTTCTTGGCCTAGCTGTTCTAAATTTTGTCTATTAAACATATCAGATAATACTGTTTCAGCATATCTTGTTTTCTTTTGTCTTGCAATAGGGTCTTGCGCGTATGCTTTAATTTCATAATGTCGTTGCGACATACCGTTAACAACAATGTCAACAAACTTTGGAATAACAGGTACCGGCTTCCAATCTAAATTTAAATAAGATAAATCACCATTAATTGATAACTCATCTTTATATTTTTGAACGGATTGTTCGCCGCGAGCATAGAGTCTTCTTTTGTGAAACTCTTGATAATTAGCTGTAAAGCGATCGCCCCCGCGGTTATTTCTAAACCACTCGTTTTCGATAGCTCTTGCTACCTGCAAACCGTAATCTAATGTCTGCTTTTCCTCATTAGGTACCACCTGATCGGGAAACGAGCTAGTATAATTAGTATTAACCATTTATTTTATTATTTTTGAACTAAATCCTTTATTGTTATATTTTTTAAAACCAAGAGGCACAGACTTTAATACTCTTTCCGCCGATGGTCTATACCTGTTTTTATTGCAAGCCATAATCGCTAATCCAGAGCTAATAGTAGCATCGTGCTTTGTACGATTATTTATATTAAATGTGGCCCAATCTTCAAGCGTTTTTTGTAAATACATATCCCCATATATTCCGTCCGCAACTTCACCTATGTATGTTTCTATATAACTTTCAATTGCAGCGGCATGGGCTTGTTTAATATCTTCTGACGAATTAGGTATACCACCTATATCTTTTTCTGTTACGGATAACTTATTCCAAAGTTTATCTGGCCTGTTCATTGAAAATCCCCGATAACCTCTTCTTTTAAAATAGTAAAGCAGCCTAGGTTTATTATTTTCTATAAGTATAGGCATACCATAAAATATACAAGCCATTAAAACATCTTCAAAAAATATTTCAGCTGTCTGAGGTCTTGCGATATATTCTAAAAAAAACATATTAGGCGGCGCATCTTCCATGCTAAACTTAGTTAACCCGTGTAGCGCTCCTTTAGATCCGCGTTTATCAACTGTGCCTGATATATCATATGAATCACATCCAAACGCACCTATATGCTCATTGCCCGGATATTTAACGCCATTCTTATTTATTACACAGTTTTGTAATTTTTTTGGTGGTACCCAAGATATTTTAAATCTACCACTTTTATTAGGAGTAAAAATAACTTCGCTATCTTGTTTGCCATTTAACCATTGAAAGCTACCTTGTGTTACTTTCATATTATTAGATACCTCTTCGTTGTAATCTATTTGTTGGTATATTCTAGTAAGGTTGAACAAAGATTCTTTTGCTTCGTCACGGAAAGCATGCTGCTCCGTTCTTGGAAATTGACGGTAATATTCATTTAAACCGTCTTGGTCTTGTTTTAAACCGTCTACTTCGTTTTGCCAGTGTTCAATAACCCCTTGTTCAATAACTTCGCCGTATGGTCCTTCAACTGGTTCTGTTGGCGTATCAAAGACAGGGTATCCATAAGAATTAATGAATCCTTCGTAGTTCCACTCCATAGGTATAAACAAAGAATATAATCCTGAGCTAGTCTGTCCGTTGCGGTTTCTTTTTGTAACGTCTGAATCATAATATAACTTTTTAAAGTTTTTACCGCCTTTATCTAATGCGTTTGATGTTGATCCCATCATACATTTTCCAACAATACGAGAACCAAGTCTTAGTGTTGTTTTTGTTACGCGCCAGTTGTTTAATATGTTATCTGGTCTTTCCCATTTACCAGATTCATCGTGTACTAACAGTTTTAGTTTTTCACCATCATAGCTGTTGTCGCCTGTATTTTTCCAGTCAATAGTTGTATCAAGCCCTTCAAGCTCTTCGGGGTTTTCGCCTTGGTCAAGCTTTCTTCTTGTTAGCTTTGAGGCTGGGACCCTATATGCTAACTCTGTTTTTGGACGGTCCATACCGTCTTGTATTGGTTTAAAAAAGAAAGGGTAGTTTACCGATATTGGTACTACCTTGTCTGTAAACATTTTTTTGGCGTCGCTACCAGACTTTGATAAGATGCCGAATCTTGAATCTGAACTGATTGTTGCCAAATTAACAGTTTCGCCTGATGCCATGAATGAAAATCCTGAACGTCTGTTTTTGAGGTAGCACATACCGTAGCATCTTTGATCTGCTTTGCAAGCTTCCCAGAATATAAAGAATAATCTGTTTGATTCCCTAAACTCTGCTGCCCCAACATCAATCTTGGCCCACTGCAAGT